ATAAAACAAGAACCAGAAGGTATTGTAGGGACTGTTGTAAGGAACAAAGAAGACTTTATAGGGAAAGTATCAGAAATAAAAAGATAACTCAACCAGTGTCACCGGAACCCCCTACAATTGATTATTCAACTCTTCCTGATTACTACAATTGTATTGATTGTAATAATTGGAAACACATATCAGATTTTTATCAAAGAAAGGATAAGAAACCTTTGAATAAAAAATGTAAGGATTGTCAAAGAGAATGTGATAGAATGAAGGCGGAACAAAAAAGAATTGATAATGGTGGAAGTTTGATGGTACCATTCAAACCAAATGTTTATTTTGATAAGTACCAAAAAGAGAACACATTTGAATTAATGGGATTAATGGGATATTTATATGATGAGGAGACCGGTATATGGTGGAAACCTGGTGTAAAAGAGATAGTTGATGGTAAACCTGTTTTCTTAAAAATAAGTAAACAATTGCATGGGAGACCAAGAAAGATTACAAGGGAAGTAATCAATCAAATGATTGAGATGAGAAATAAGAAATGGACCTTTGCAAAAATCGGAATTAAATTAGACCTAAGTGAAAGTACGATACAAAAATATATAAGTTTATATGGAAAAATCGGTTAAGATAGGTGAATTAGAAATACCAACAGATTATTTTGTATTAGACACAGAAGAAAAGAAAGCATTATGTCTGATTATAGTTGATACAATATTAACAATATTAGATAAACATGTTAGTCCTGAATTTGATAGAATAAAGATTTTCAATAGTGTTATTGATAGTTCTATACAAACGAATGAGATAGAAGAAAACTATGAGATTTGTCAGGTCCTAAAAGATATCAAACAAATCGTAAATGAATAGAGAGATAGAAAAATTCATCACAACCAACTACTACCAACTTTTATCCATCACAAAGAAAATCACCAAGAATCATGAGTTATCTCAGGATTTATTACATGAGGTAATCCTACAATTGTATAACAGGGAAAATATTATATTACAAGAATATTCAAATGAACAAATCAAATATTATGTAGTATCTGTTATAAGAATTAACTGGCATTCAAATACATCACCATTTTATTATAAGATTAGAAGAGAATCAAGTAAGTACACCAACATAGAAGAGATATATAACTTGGCGGATGAAACACAATTAGACTTTGAAAAACAACAATTATTTGATATATTAGAACAGAGTTGGTGTGAATTGGATTGGTTTAGAAAATCCTTATTTGAAATGTATCTAACTCTTGGCAGTATGAAAAAAGTATCCAAACAAACAAGAATCCCGTTATCATCAATAAGTAGATACCTAAAGGAATCCAAAGAACAAATAAAGACAAATATATTTACAAAAACAAACGAATAGTATGGGATGCGGATGTCGTAAAAAATCAAGACAAGAACCACAGGTAATAGTTCCAACACCAGTACCTACACCTCAAACACCTGAACAACAACATGCACAAGAAATGAATGAATGGAATGGTGGAAATATAATAATTGAAGAAACAAAAGAAGAAAATTAATATTTATATATATGAGTTGTGAAACATGTAAGAAAAAGAAAGTAGTTAAAAAATTAGATGAAATAATTGAAGAACCGATTGTAATGTTTACACCCGAACAAATAAAATACGCATATGATTTATTGAGTGGTATTAAACAAGAAGAAAGACCATTCGTAAATAATGTATATAAATATATATTCAAAGAAGACTTTGATTGGGGATGTAAGGCGTGTGTGAATAATCAAGCAAGAAAATTGAAGTCATATATTGAAAATGAACTTAAATTAAAAGTATAATGGAAGACAATAAAAATAAAGGTGGAAGAAAAACTAACATAGCCTCCTATGAAGAAAGAATCCCCGAAGCATTTAATATGATACTTTATGAAAAACTCTCATACACAGAGTTCAGACAACAAGGAGCAAAGAAGTGGGGAATCTCAGAGCGTTCGGCTGAGAGTATTTGGAAAGATTGTAAAGATCGCATTAAAGCAAGATTTGACGAACAGGCGGAAGAAATTATCTCAGAACAACTCAGTAGGTATTTTGACTTGTTACATAGGGCCCGCCTTGACAACAATAAGAGGGTGGAACGCGAAACACTAGCGGACATTAATAAACTTTACGGATTGGAACAAAGAAAGATTGATATAACATCAAATGGAGAACCTATATCAATTAATATTAATCTAACAGATTAATTTTTTTTGTAATAAATTACTCGTAAAACTTCGTTTTTGACTATAGAGATATGAAAATAGAATTTATAATACCAACTTACAGTAGATTACCACATTTAATAACGATGATGGGTTCACTACAATCACAATCCAATCCTAATTGGACGGCACATATTGTGGCTGATTGTCCACCTGAAGAAATACAGGAAGGATTAAAAACGATTGTTGAGTTCTTTAATGATGAGAGATTTAAACTAACCATTCTACCTGAGAGACATAATGATTGGGGACATACACCAAGACAATATGGTTTGGATAACGCAACAGAGGAATGGGTATGTATGAGTGGTGAAGACAATTATTATGTACCACATTTTGTGGATAAAATGTTAAAGGCCGGTGAGAATAATCATTTTGTTTATTGTGATATGGTTCATAATTGGATTAATCAAGAATATGTTCCAATACAATCCACATTACAATATGGAACAATTGATATTGGAAACTTTGTATGTAAAACCAATATGGCCAAAAAAATTAAACTAAAAAGTGAATTTGAACATGCGGATTGGTTATTTGTAGAAGAATTTAGAAAAAAATATAAACACGCAAATATAAAAAAAATATCAGGAATATTATATGTACATAATTAGAAAAGACCATCCAATAATGAGAGACCAAAAAAATACAGAGGGTCTCTTAGATTTAATTAGAGAATTAGGAGATGTATCCGATAAGACTATGGTTGAGATTGGTTCATTCATCGGTGAATCAACTATAATCTTTGCAAGACATTTTCAACATGTTATTGCGATTGACCCATTCTTACCAAATTACGATGAAGGAGACCCTACTAGTAATTTTAACTTTGACGATGTATTTCAGGAGTTTAAAAACAGAACTGAAGAAAAGAAACAGAAAATCTCAATTTACAAAATGAGAAGTGATGAAGCAGTAAAACTATTAAAAGACAAATATGATTTTGTTTATATTGATGGTCTTCATACATATGATGGTGTAAAACAAGATATAATCAATTATCTACCACTTGTTAAAGAGGGTGGTGTAATTGGTGGTCATGATTATACAAATCAAATTTCACATTTGGTTGGAGTATATAATGCAGTAAATGAGATGTTTGGAAAACCAGATAAGGTGTTTAAAGATAATTCTTGGATAAAATATTTATGAAAGTAGCATTAGTTTGTGTAGCAAAGTGGGAAGACTTTTACTTAGACGAATGGTTAGAGTACAATAACAAATTAGGATTTGATAAAATTATCATGTACCAAAATGATTGGAGGACTGATATAGAAAAACCATATCTACAAAAAGAGATATGTGATGGTCGTTCTATTCAAGTACCATTATATAACAAAGTATTGGAAAACAATACAGAATATGATTGGATTGCGTTCATAGATTGTGACGAGTTTATTGTATTAAAGAAACACAATAACATCAAAGAGTTTATTGAGGAGTATGGTTCAAAACATCCTGTATTATCTCTTAATTGGTTTATACATGGAAATATGGGATTGGAAAAGAGAACATCTAATTCATTATTAAAAATGTTTCCAAAAAGAAATAAAGACATTAATGAACATATTAAAGTAATTGTTAATACAAGAACCAATCAAAGAATGATATTACCACACAATTGTCATAATCAATCTATGGATACAAATGTTAGATTTTTTAACGGACCGTTTAATCCGAATGGACCAAGTGATGTTGCGTACATAAGTCATATTCACAATAAGACCAAAGAAGATTGGGAATTAAGATGTAAGAGAGGAAGGGTAGATTGTGAAATTCAACACGACCCAAATAGATGGGATAACGAGTTAGGACAGAATGAAGATGTGTTAGATTTATCTGCACATGATTTTTTATATGGAAATTAATATAACACCAACAAAGAGACAAAGTGAGGCATGGAAATATCTTACCGATGACAAGACCAATATAATTTTATTTGGTGGTAGTGCGGGCGGAGGAAAATCTTGGTTAGGATGTTTATGGATAACAACATTATGTTTACAATATACAGGTATCAGATGTCTAATTGGTCGTACAGTATTAACACAATTAAAACTTACAACACTCAATACATTATTTGACTTGTTGAATAGTATGGGTCTTAAATCAGGACAACATTATAACTATAATGGTCAATCAAATGTCTTAACATTTTATAACAAATCAGAAATTATATTTAAGGACCTTGCGTACAATCCATCTGATCCTAACTACGATTCTTTAGGTTCTTTGGAAATATCTGCGGCGTTTATTGATGAGGCCGCACAGGTTACAAGTCTTGCATTCAGTATTGTTAAATCTCGTATTAGATATAAACTAAATGAATATAATCTAACACCAAAAGTATTGATGACATGTAACCCATCAAATAACTGGTTGAAGAAAGATTTTTATATTCCATATATACAAGAGAGATTACAAGATAATCAAATATTCATTCCATCCTTACCGATGGACAATCCACACTTACCAACATCTTATATTGAGATGTTAAAAGAATTACCTCCACAACAAAGAAAGAGATTATTGGAAGGTGATTGGGATTATATGGATGATAGTGATAGTTTATTCAAGTTTGATGAAATAACTAATTGTATATATAAAATTGAACCAAATCCACAAGAAAAGAAATATATGACTGTGGATGTAGCAAGGTTTGGTGATGATAGGTCCGTAATCTTCATTTGGGTGGGACTGGTTGCAATATCTTGTCACATCTATAGGAAAGTATCCACCACAGAATTATCGTCCGAAATACGAGACCTAATGAAGTTTCATGGAATCCATCCACAGAACACCATAATAGATAGTGATGGCGTAGGAGGCGGTGTTGCGGATATAATTAGAGGAACAAACTTTGTGAACAACTCAAGACCATTACATGAACAGAACTTTACAAACCTTAAATCACAGTGTTATGTAAAGTTATCTGAGATGTTTAGAGAGGGAAAGATTAGTTTAAACATATTAGAACCGGCGGTGGTAGAAGATTTAACACAAGAATTATTAGCAATAAAACTAAAAGATATAGATAAAGACAACAAAGTAGGTGTAATGTCAAAAGATGAGATGAAAAGAATATTGGGTAAATCCCCTGACCTTTCTGATGCACTGATGATGAGAATGTACTTTGAAGTTAAAAATCATAAAACAACAGGAAAATACTCAATAGCATTCGTATGATAAAATTTAAAATAGAACAAACAGAATATCAATTACCTGAATTTATCTCAATTGAAAATTACTCAAAGATTTACAAGATAAAAGATTTATTCAGTGAGGATTACTTTGCAGCAAAACTAATTAATATTGTTGCTGGTGCACCATTAAACGATTTATTACAATCGGATTACCAACAGGTTAATTATATGGCCACATATCTGATGAACTTATTCCCATTAGATAAACCACAATTTCATGACAGATTTGAGATTGATGGTGTCAAATATGGTTTCTTTCCTAATTGGAAGGATTTAACCTTTGCTGAATTTGTGGACTTGGATACCATCTCAACCAAAAAACCTGATGAGTTATTGGATTTATTACACATCCTTGCAGCAATCATGTATAGACCAATTATATCAGAGAAGTCTCAACATGACTATCAGATTGAGAAATATGACATAAACAAGATGAAGGAACGAGCAGAACTATTCAAAAAGAAGTTAGATGTTAAGTATGTACTCGGTGCTCAGTTTTTTTTTATCAAGTTCGCAAAGAGATTTTCAGGTTATACCCAAATGTCTTTGATACCGACCTTGTCAATATGGACGAAGATAAAG